TGACGAGCTCGTTCGGCATACCTTGATCGATTCTGGTAGGCGTCCCACATCGCATCCGCAAGGGCCTCGGTCGAAACCTGATCGCCTACATACCCCTCAAGAGGAATGATCTCCTTTTCGATGGGGACGAAGGTCGCCATGCTCGGATCACACCAAGCACGGTGGGCCGGAATGTCGGACAAGATCACGTTGGTGGCCGAGGCTATGGCCTCTACCGCTGGTAGGGTCTTTCCTTCAGCGATAGATGGGCAGAGTAGGGTGTCCAGTCCGTAGTAATACTGCTGAACCTGCTCTGGGAGCCAATAGCCGTGGTTAACGTAGACCCCCTCAGGGAGCCGTGTACCCACTGTGATGACAGGTGCGTTGCTCCACAGGTGAAGTTCTGCATTGAACCCCTCTCCATACTTCTGCTTCAACATCATCCAGGATAACAGCGCCGTCATCGGACCCTTACGTGCGCCAAGGACTCCGAGCATCCCGAAGCGATACGGCATCTCAGTGCGCGGTGCTGGGCGGGGCTTCCATGAGTCTGCATCGTACCCTCCCATGACCCGATACAACTTCTCTGCCGGGACCAACGGCTCAACCGCCTCGAATGATGCCGGATCATAGACCACCACATCATCGAAATACTCCATGGCCTCGGCCCACTTCGGAGCCCAATCGAGATGGGAGACCATCTTCCATCCGGTCATGGTCCAATGGATATTGCGCCTCCCGATCTTGATATCGTGAGGCTTGAAAAGATCGGTCCTCTCGGGGCCCAGGTGCCAGATCGAAAGATCCATCGAAGCATCGTAGGGCTTGGTCAGCAAAGCGGCAATGTCCCGAGGGATAGGAACATCCACATCGGTGGGCGCGATCCGCACATCATGGCCTCGGGCCACCAATGCCCGAGCCAGGCCAATGCCGTCCTTACCATAACCGTTGCGCTGGCTCAGGGCCGTTCGCATTCCTATCTTCATCAGACGATGGTCAAGGTATAGCCAGCGAGCTTGAACAGAACCGTGGCCTGCCTAGGGCCGATATCCCCGTCCGGATAGTCGTAGCACTTCTGCTTCTGGAAGAGCTTGACCTGGGCCACCGTGGCTGCATCATAGTCGCCGTTCAAGACCAAGATCTTTCCACCCACAAGGGTAGGACTAATCTTGTTGAGGGACTTCTGGACCCACCACACCGAATCCGAGTTCTGCTGACCGGGGATGAGCTTGGAGGCATAGACCGTCTTAGTGGTCGGAATTGGGTAAGGTGGTGGCGGAGGAGGCAATGGAACATCCGGAGGAGGTACGTAGGTTCCGGCAGCACACTCCAGATGCACGTGGTCATAGTGCTTGTTCGTGCCGTAGTAAGTGTCCCATCCCTGACCCTTACCGAGATCAAGCCGACGCCAAATCCGACCATACCAGATAAACCAATTAACCCTCAACCGGGCAGCATTGGCAATGATGTAGGCCGCGATGGCGTCTCCGGCTGCCTTACCCAAACTCGATGATGTGCTGATCATAAAATCAAGACAGCGGAGGTTCTGGTGGTCTGGCCAGGTGGTCGTCCCATAAATGGTGGTCAGGACGTAACCCTTGGTGCGAAGATGGCTTTCAATTTCCCGGGCGATGGAATTGATCTCGGGCAGAAGAGCTCCCCCGGTGTTGATAATATTGGCAGTCACTACAGGTTCCTTCGGAATGCGGGCACGAGCCCAGGCTAATAGTTCAGACTTGGTGGTGAAGTTTGCTTTGTTATGATCGACGCCGGTCGGATGATTCTTGCCATCCACATACTGCCAAAAGGTCCATGGATGAGGCGGAGGCAACTCACTGTAATAAGCCATCCACAGAAAATCTCCGAAGAATCCGGTCTCATCCTGGACTTCCCAATAGTTGCGGCCTGTGTAGAGCCCGACCTGGCAATGGGGCTTGGCTAGTGCCAGCGTCTTGAGAGCATAGTCCTTGTCCGCAGACTTCAAGATCGGATTGTGGCCCGCATCACGGACCTCCCAATCCCAGACGATCATGTCGCCGTCTCGGATGTCGGAGTTTGCGAGGAACCACTGGACTTGATCAGCAACAGGGGACAGGGCATCCTGAAAATGATAGTGGCCAACGACCAGACCGGCTGCACGGGCGGCAGCGAGATTTCGTGTGTAGGCCTCGTCCTTGTGGTTGTTGCCTTTGGTGGCTCTCACAAAGGCAAAGGAAATACCAGACTCGGGAGTCCACGAGGTCTGGTACTGAGAAACATCGACACCTACGAGAGTCAAGAGCACTCCTTATGGATATTGGTAACCGTTATCTGGACGGCCCTTGACCGCTGTCACGCAGCCTTTCATAGCAACAGGCTGAGAAGGATAAAACTTCCCCGCGCACCTGATTTCAGGGAATGCTCGGGCATCGTTCTCGCTATGGCCTGGGGTGGCCTTCCAGGTCGAGTATTGATCCTTATATGCTGCACCCACAGCAACGCCATCGATCCACTCTAATTGCTCGGCACTGAAAGGATGACCCTTGGCTTCCTCACGAGCTCGAATTCCGTAGGTGATGGCGACACCCATCAACAACGCACCAACCAACATGAAGATGAACACACTCTTGGGGATGCGCGTCAGCCTGCTGTGGGGCATGGCATCCTCCTCAGTAGAGATGTAAATTGTAGCGAGCCGTTCCACGAACGGCACCATCGCCGTCAGGGATGTCAAGGATGGAAAGGGGGGAACCCTGGACGGTAGAGATTACAGGCAGAGTATCGAACCAATGAACCACGTTTCGTGGATCATGGAACAACGGGTCTATGACATCCCACACACGCTTGGCCTTGGATTCCGCATTCTTGGCAATCGGGCTATCGTTATCATCACGATCCGGATCGGCAAAGATCGATACCGTGAGGATCGGGAACTGTCCAGAATGGTGGCGGACTGCCGAGGACCAATGGGAGTAGGACATGAATAGAATCGCACACTGCTCAGAGCCCTCAACATTGCGAGGAGGAATGCCATCGTTAGATCCAGAGAAGACCCAACCCGATGCATAGGCCCCGCCTACGGTATCTTTGCCGATCGTACCATCCGTGATCAAGGCCTGCACGGAAGCCTGAGCCATGACATAGCGATACGCCGCAGGAAGTAATAGATTCGAGTCAGACATCAGACATGTCCCTTCAATGGATCGAAGAAAGTGTCGATGGCATCCTCGAAGTCCTGTTCTACGGCCTCAAGGCCGAGAAAGAAATCGTGGGGGGTTCCATCTGGTCTAGTGCCGGGCCTGTTGAGCTCGTAGATCGCATAATAGGCCGGAGTTCCGGGCACCCCTCCGTAGTTGATCGAACCCTCCCAGGTCCAGCGATCCAGGTCGGATTCGGTGTAGCCAGAATCAAACAGATTGCCGCTGATTATGTGGACATCCTCTTGAGTGATTCCGAATCCCTTCTGGAGTGCGGCCTCCAGGGCTGCGGTCGTTCGAAAGGATGGAGGCTTCATGAGAGTATCCATCGCATCGATCATGTCATCGAGTCCTGTCACCAGGATCTGAAAATATCCCTGAGCCATGAGATCACCCGGCCGTGCTCGGATTGTTAACCCGGTTAGGGCGCTTCACGACCGCAGCAACCTCGATCACCCCAAACTCCAGGTGATGCATCTTGTGTGGAGTCCAGGCTTCATCCAGGGCTCCTCCGATAGAAAAGATCCCGGAAGGCCCCTTGGTCATTTCGATCCTCATGCCAGACTTGACCGGAGTATTTCCGGGGAAGAAGACTACTCCGGTACGATCCTGGGGGCGGCCTGCGGCCTCAACCCACATTGAATCCTTGCCCCGGCGCAGGAAATTAAGATCTAGAAAGCAGCGGAAAATCTTATGGGTCGTGAGATCGGCTTCGGTGAGATAGGTCCAGGCATAGGTAGAAGACCCATCGGTCGATGTCTCGACAGAATCGATGAGCTTACAACGATGGGCCAGCATACCCTGGAATGACATAAATCTCCTCCCTCTTAGTATCGGTTTACACCGTTACCAAGGCCCCGTTGACCACAGCCTTGAGGGTGGCGGTGACCTGAACGCCTCCGCTGATGACCTTGACGACGGTCGCTCCTCCACCGGGGCTTGGGACGATGCCATAGAGCGTCAGTGTACCGGACCCAGAAAGATTTATCGACCTTGCCACTCCCAGACGAGCTGTGACACTCAGAGTACCGTCCCCCGAGAGCCCTAAACTGCCCGTAGGACGCGGCAGGAGAGCCACTGAGAGCGTTCCAGCCCCCGAGAGGGTCAAGGTACCAGCATAACCTCCTGGAGCTCCTACGGCCGTCAGAGAGCCTGTTCCGGAGAGATTTGCGGTCTGGATCAGAGCAGGGGCACCAGAAGTAGTAAGAGTACCGGATCCGGAGAGGCCCACCGCCTGGGTTGGCTTTGGAATTGCTAGCGCAGTTAATGAGCCTGATCCCGACAACGACACATAATAGATCGGATCTGCTTCATAGTCATCATCGTAGAAGTCATTGCCGACCTGGACCGCAGACAGGGTTCCAGAGCCGGATAGGACAGACGCACCGAAAGGCTTCGGAATAGACGAGGTGGAAAGAGATCCCGAACCCGCCAATGACGCGGCTCCGAGAGGCTTCGGGATCGCCGCCGTAGTAAGAGTTCCAGAACCAGATAGGGCGGTGGATCCGACCAGAGTCAATGTCTGATTCAGGTAACTTTCTACGACCTGACGCTCGGTACTGGAAAGAACTCTGTTGTAGACCAGCAGCTCATACAGGTCAAAGCCCAAAAATTCAGTGCCCCCTGCAGGATGAGATCCAATCGCTACGAGAGAAGCGTCCGACGCATTCGTATTTCCAGAAGTCAAAAATGAAGTGCTGGAATTAGTTAATACCCCATCCAGATAAATAAAGGCATCGCTGTTGGCGAAATCGAATACGGCTGTGTGAGTCTTTACCAAAGTCGTACCCGCACCAGTGCCGCCGACAAGAAGTGCGAGCGTGCTACCGTCAGGCCTACGGGCGGCCAAAGATCCGGCACCTGAACTCGAATAGACCGAAAGACGAATGCCATTCGAACCATTCACAGTAGCATAAAGCATGTGCCCCACCGAAGGAGTGGTTGTAAACTTGGCCCGAACAAACACCGTAGCTCCGGCAATATTATTCGAGAAAGTCAGCGCATCTCCGTTCAACAGAAGGTAATCATTGCTACCGTCAAACCGAACAGCGGTCGCACCGATCGGGGTCACCTTGGTCGGTTGATTCGCTCCCGTAGCCTGGGAGGCTGTGGATGTCCCAACTTCAGAATTCCAGGAGGTAACCGCCGATCCATCGGCTTGTCCAGAAAGGGCAGAGGCCTTAAACCACAGAGATAGGTTTGAGATAGTAATGGGCCCCGACAATGCGGACAAGGTGCCAGAACCCGAGAGAGCGACCGCAGAGATAGGATTAGGAGCCCCCGAAGTGGTCAGGGTTCCCGAACCCGCCAAGTTCAAAGTACCGACAAAGATCACCAGGCCGACCCCCGACAGTGTTCCGGATCCGGACAGGTTCAAGGCCTGGATAGGAGAGGGGATAGCCGAAGTAGAAAGGGTACCAGAACCAGAAAGCAGGACGGAGCCCAAGGTAGTGACAAGAGAAGATAACCCGGAAAGGGTTCCTGAGCCTGAAAGGGCCAATGCTCCCAGCGGCGTCGGGGATCCTAGCCCAGAAAGAGTTCCGGAGCCAGAGAGATTTGCGGTCTGGATAGGGGCAGGAATCTGAGATGGGAGGCTTAGAGTTCCTGATCCAGAAAGGTTTGCAACCTGAATTGGGGTAGGAATCTGGGTTGGGAAACTCAGAGTTCCCGATCCGGACAAGTTAGCGATCTGAATCGGGGTAGGAATCTGGGTTGGGAAACTCAGAGTTCCCGCACCCGATAGGTTCGCCGTCTGGATAGGAGTAGGCGTCTGGGTCGGGAACGAAAGAGTTCCTGATCCGGAGAGGGTCAGAGAGCCGGTAAAGCCAGTAGGAGCTGCACCGTAAACATCCGAGTAGATTTCTGAGTAATAGCCGGTTTCAGAAGGTGATTCAATAACCAGGGTTCCGGATCCAGAGAGGTTCGCGAATCCAGAAGAAGATTGATTGAGGTAGCTCTCAAGAACTTGACGCTCGGCCGTCGTTACAACCCGATTTATAATGACGACTTCATACAGGTCAATGGCCAAAAATTCACTTGACCCACTGGCTAGCGCACCCAACGCGGCACCGGCAGAATTAGTGGCTGAGGTATTGCCAGAGGAGGTATCCCAGTTGGTGTTAGATATTACTGAGGATCCATCAAGCCAGCCAAATAGATCGTTGTTAGCAAAATCGTAGATCGCACTGATAGCGCGCGGCGCGCTGGTTCCGTAAGTGCCACCACTCACTACAACCAACGACGTACCGTCAACTCGACGACCTCCAAGGGCAAAGTTGGAAGTATTTCCCGGAATCCGAACAGTTATGCGGCTAGAGTTAATAGCGTTGGTTGAAAAGGATAGGAAATGTCCCGAAGTGACAGTGGGAACACTGTTAAGCTTCGCCCGGATAAATATGCTTAACCCGGCAATGTTATTCGTAACACCCAAGGCCGTACCGTCGAGGGTGAGAGAATCGTCAAAACCGTCGAATCGAATAACAGGTTCACCGCTGACTGTTTGCTTGGTTGGCTGCTGGTTTGAAGTGGCCTGCGCAGCGTTTGAACTACCTACGCGAGATGCCAGAGTAGTGACAGCCGCACCGTCAGCGAGCCCCGAAACATCCTTCGCCGTGTACCAAAGAACAACATTCGGAATCGAGGTCGGAGGGGGAGCTAGTGTTAGAGTGCCGGAACCTGAAAAGGTTCCCGAAGAAACGACAGTACCGACGCCGCTCAAAGTTCCCGATCCGGACAGGGTTGCAGACCCCGAGAAGTTCTGGGATGGTGGGGTATAGTCAACCGTAATGGCGACGGCATCAATGTTTTGAATACCGGACTGGGTGGAGGCTGCCTTGCGGGCAATGATGCGAACACGAACGTTGTTTGAAGTCTGAAGCTGAGCCAACGTAAAGACAGTAGCCGCAAAGGTGTTCAGCGTTAGCGCGGTCTGAAGAGTTCCAGTCTGAGTCGTACCACTCTGAGAACCGGCCAAGAATACCTGGTACTGAGGGGCTAGAAGTCGGCCAGTGTTGTTACATCCCTGGGTTACGCCAACTGTAACAGAGTTGATCGTGGAACCGGCAGGAATGGCCGAAAAATCATATGTGCCATACTCAACAGTACCGGTGGCGCTAGAGGTCGAAGACGTATAGGTTGCGACCGTGGTATCAGGAGCGCCGTAGGCATTAGTAAGAGTGGCCCAGACAGTGCCCGAAATAACAGAGTTAGATGTGGGGTAGGCCGTTAGAGTTGCCATCGGCCTACCTTTCTCTCAATGCCTCCTGTTTACAGAAGTATCGTCCCGGTCACTCTACCCTGGCATACATTACGTTTGCGCGGGTGATAGCGGCTCCATTGGGAATTGAGATAGCGGTACGCTGAGAATTCAAGTTGGTTAGAAAAGCCTGCGCATCAGCCAAAGGGATATCTGTATTCAAGAACACCGCGCCATCCCTGTACTTAACCTCCAGAAGAGCCATGCGTCACCGCCCCCGGCGACTTAGGTCTGGGTGTAGGTGAGCGTAACCTGGTACGTGCCTTGTGAGGCGAAGTTCTGGGAGGTGACCGAAGCACCATCCAGGTAGGTTCCTGCAGTGACAGCGGTATGCACACCGGCACCAACGACCGTGGTCGAGGCTGGCACATCGAAGGTCACCGTAACCGTGATCACACCGTTTGAGGCGGCACCCCAGGTCAAAGCCTTGCGGGCATAGGCCGGAGATCCACCAGAGACCTCAGTACCTGCAGAGCCGCCGGGAACGGTCGTGTAGAGTGCCGCATAGGTAGCAGCAGTTCCGTAGGCGGTAGCTACAGTGTTCTTCTGAGTCGTGGTCTGGATAGCCGCTGCCAGGGTCGCCACGGCCACTGCCAAGGAAGCCTGAAGACCGAGGAAGAATGCTGCATTACCAAGAACGCCATTACCTGGAAGGAAAGCAGATACTTTCCCGCCTCCGCGCTTGCGGGGCTTGTCGTCCTCGACTACCTCACCCTCAATAGCCTCACCTTCGGCTGGGAAATACTTACCAGCCTCGGGGTGATTCAGGGTCTCAGGGATATAGGTGGCACCTTCATACCCACCAGGTCCGGCGTCGGGCTCCTCCGAGACCGTTACATCCTGCCAACGGGTACGCGCATCGGCCACATACTCATCCAAGAAGTCCGGACGAACATAATCCTCTGCGCCGCTAACGGTGACAATGGGCTTGCTGTCTTCATCATAACCGATCACATTCGCTGTGCGCATGGTGACCTTGCGCTTGGTTACTTCCGGCATTTCTTCTCCTTAGACGATCAAACGAAGGTCAACGTTGTCGAGCAATCCTGCTACCCCGACAGTCCTGGTAGATACAATCGGAGGAGAGGGCTCAGCGCCTTTCCAAATGATTACCAAATCTTCCCGTCCGGTAGGGGATCCTGGCCAGGTCCCCCCGGACTTGGTGATAGTGATCGTACTGCCGATTGGTAGTCTCTCGTAGTCACCAGAAGTATCGGACACAGCCTGGTCCAACTCTTCCACGGTGGCTAGGGGTCGGTGAAACTTATCGGTCACCTGACCTAAGCCGTTGAATACCGGCACTTCATACGAAACAGTCATTACGGCTCCACCACCAAAATTGGGAATCCATCCTCGCTGACTGTAATATCGTCCTCGCGCGCAACCAGAATACGATCGTAGGGCATATCAGGGAAGAGGGAAAAGGATCCAGGATCGTGATCGATGAGTGAGACCCCATCCTTGGTGTAGAACAGTTCGAGCTGTTCCTCGGGCAGGAATACCCACTGGGAGATGGTCTCGATCTGAGAATCCTCAAGACCCCGGAAGTAATCGACGGCCTGATCGAATCCAGGAACTCCGGTTCCGGCATAGGGATCGAGCTTGAGCTTCTCCTGCATCTTGGTGTAGGAGTAGGAGCCGATACGCTCGGACGAGAATGGGCTGGTGCGAGCGGTGAAGTTATCGTGATCTTCGATCAAGAAACGAGCCATATCCAGGATGGCTGTTTTGGCCATTCTGGCAGCGAGTGGATCGGTCGGTGTTGCATCTAGACCGGTAGCCAGGGTTAATAGATCGGCGGCGCGCTGAAGAGCAGTCTCAGGAGTCATTTCCTCCTGATGGTTCTCCAACTCCTCAGGAGTGGGAAGTGTGAGGGCCACGTCTTCCCTCCTCCTAGTCTAGTTCTTGTTCGTAATCGCAATAAGCTTGAGCTTATCCTCGACAGTCAGCTCCGGATCGGTGAGGTCGAAACCTCCATAGGGCCATGGACCCTTAGCCCAAAGCTGGCGACCGTAGACCTTCTGCTGCTGAACCCGGGTCATATTCACCCAAGTCTCTTTCTCCGGATTAACAGCCAGCTCCTCACCACGTCGGGTGAGTCGAGAACCTATTGTGGCACCATCATCTAAGAAATGAATAACGATCTCTCCTGGTCCTGGCGTAATATGGACGTACGGAGTTTCCTCCAATTCCGCCAACTGGGAAAGATCTTGAATGCCTGTTGCTGCGGGGGTGGGTCGAGAAGCGAGCTCGGCCTCAAGCTTTGCTCGCTCCTCTGCCCGAATCTGCTCCCGAATCTCTTCCTTCAAGCGATATTCCGCTTCTATCTCTGCGCGAATCTCTGCTTCTGTTCGAGGCTTCGGGACAGAAACCTTCTTCCGTGGGGCAGCCTTCTTGGTAGGCACCCGCCTCTCAGCGGGCTTTGGCTCACCAATGATGCTGTCCAACGGCTTGATGTCTTCAGGGGTTTCGACGCTCACTGCGTTCTCCTTGGGTTGTTATTCGTCGTCGTTGCTTGGTGCGTTCTGGTACTCGGTCACAACCTGATCGGTGACAATGACGCCCTCGGCTCCACGAATGGTGCGAGGATCTGGGTTGATGTTGGAAACCGGGTTCTTTCCATCAACGCCAATGACACGTCCCTGGTCGTCAGTCTCGACTGACTCTGCACGAGCGTCCTTGGCTGCCTCGACTGCGGCATCGACCTGGACCTGACGGGCCTGGGCCTCTGCAGCATCAGCATCGCGCTGAGCCTCGGCTGCCTTGGCGGCCAGCTTCTCAGCCTCAGACTCGACCGGAGCGGTTCCCGCATCCGGGTCTCCTTCGGCTGCCTTGTCGGCCACAACGTTGCCGCCAGAAATTCCGAAGCTTCCCTCGGACTTTTCCTGGTCCTCAACCTGGCTGTCGCCCTTTGGGGCCTCTTCCTTACGTCCTGCCATGATGATTCCTCCTGTAGTGAGAAAATCCCGCTTGAATTCCCTTTTCAGGATATCAAACGGGATTCCTCGTTTCGTTATTTCTAGTTCAAGATCAGCTCTTGACTGTGGCGACCACGAACTGCTCTGGACGACGCAGCACCGGAAGTGCGTGCTCCTCCAGCAGGTACTGACGAGCCGAAGGGTCCTTTTCCTTCCACGTCTTGGCGAAGCGACCAATGAAGCCCTCAGGAGCCTCATCATCGGCGGTCGGTCCCTGCATCAACTCAATCGGGTTGTTATCGGTGAAGTTACCGAATACAACCACATTGTCAGGAACGAAGTTCACCTGGGTGAAGGTTCCGTTGACGGCGCGCACATCGTACACGGTGTCAACGGCGGTCCAGTTCAGGCCCATGAAGCCCTTCAGCGTGCCGGTCGAGTAGTACTCGTCCTTCATGCGGTCGGACAGAAGATCAATTCCGGAGTTCACGAAGGACTTAACGATGTATCCGAGGGTGGTGGATGTCGAATAAGCCTCGTTTGCCGCTACCTGTCCATCGCGCAAAATTAGCTGCTTCCAGGCATTGACGTTATCGATGATGTTCTGCGGGGTTGCCACATCCCACATCGGGGTTGCTGCTGGCTTGTGGGCAGAGGTGAAGCCGTAGTCGATCGTGGCCTGTACATCAGGAGAATCGATCGTCAGGGTTCCCTGGACTGCCTGCCAAAGTGCCCACTCCCAGAAGTTATCGTACCTGGTGTTGAGGTCACGGACCTCCTGCAGGACGGCCCTCTCGGCGTTGGCCTGGTTGGCGCGAGTATTCGCGGAACGTAGCCAGTGGATCGTGGTTGGCTGGAAGACCTTCTTCTCACGAAGGTAGACAAACTCGGCCGAGCGCTGTGAGCGTCCGAGCCTTGGCACGATGTGTGCTTCGGCGTTCGGTACGTTCGGCGTAGCGACCGTGCGCTGGCCCTTAATGATCTCCCACGTTGCAGTTGGGTAAGGGCTTGGGACCTTGGTAGCCCTGTTGAGCAGGGTCAGCGTTGGTGGCGTCGGCAACTGCTGCACCACGTCCAGGAAGGTCGTGGCCTCCAACAGACTGATCTGTAGTTCAGGCATTGGTTGATCTCCTTCGGTATAAGTGCTCTGGTTGGGTCAATTGCCTGCGAGACCCCCCATTGCCTGGTGCGTCAGAACTTAATCCACTCGAACGTTGGGTAGTAGGTACCACCGAGAGCGGTGGCAAGGGCGGCAGCGTTGGCGGGCAGGATGGCCTGCACGTTCACGTTGATCACACCGCCGAGAACAAGATCGACAAGCTTGGCCTCGGACGTAGCGTCCACGGCATTGCGGGAAAGAGCCTGCGCGTTGGCGTAGGTCGTCTTCTCCCAGAGCTTGGTGTTGCCTGAGGTCTTGCGGCGCATCGGCTCACCCACACGGATGATTCCTTCGCCCGCTGCGACAGTGCCACCGACCTGGATCGTTCCATAGCCAGTCTTGGCCAAGAGCTCTTCGACCGGAGCAAGGGTGACGGTTGGCCCAAAGCCCGGAGGCCGAAGGACATTACCTTCTAGTTCAGCCATTTCTTTCTACCTCTTCCTTTGGGTTGTTACTATTCCTTGATTCCGGCCAGTTCGCGAGCCAGCTTCGCCAGACGCTCGGTCTCGGACTGCTGCTCCTTGGCCTCGTCACTATTGGTGTCCTGGTGGGAGGTAACGCCGCTCTCGGAGAGAGTTACGATGGCGTTCTCCGGAAGGAGATCCTCGAAGGCCTCACGGTCCTCCAGGGAAAGCGTGATCATGCGCTCGCGCTGCTTAGGCAGGATGCGTCCGGTCTTAATGTAGCCCTCGACCTCGGCCTCGGCTGCGGCGGTGCGAAGCTCTTCCTTCTCAGCCTCGATTGCATCAACCTTACCGGAAAGCTCAACGATCTGGGCATCCTTCGCATCGATCTTGGCGGAAAGCTCTACGATCGCATTGCCGACATCGGCGAGAGAAACCTCATCACCCTCGTTGACCTCTACAACCTTGGCAGCCAGCTCGACAACCTCGGCGTCCTTCTCCTCGATCTTGCCGGAAAGCTCAACGATCTTGGCGTCCTTCTCCTCCACAGAGGCGGACAGCTCGGTGACCTTGGTGTCCTTCTCGGCGACCTGAGCCTGCAGGGCCTCAACATCAATGCCGTGGTCCTTCTTCAGCTCGGCGAGCAGTTCTTCGCGGGTCTTCGGCATAACCTTCTCCTCAGTGTTTGCCGCTCCCAAAAGAACGGTCTCTTCTCCGGAAGTATCGACCGACATGGCGATCACTTCATCGAAGTCATCCAGGTTTGTAATGTAGGGCCTGTTAGTCACTGCACAATGGATCAGAGTGGGCCCAACTTTGTTTCCTGTTTTAGTATCGGTATAGTTTGTGTGCATCATTGCGGATGCGCCAAGCAAAGTCTTACCAAAATCATCCGCATGCTTTACGGCATCGATGACGGCGTAAATCCCCTTGGGGCCGGTCTCGATATCGACCACCCGGCCAACGTTACGGGTAGGATCCTCGGAGTGACGATTCTTATCATCGACCAGAGGAACCTGAACGATGTCACATACGCCCGCACTGAAGTTCTTGATCAACTTGTCAGCAAACTGCTCGTTGATTTCGATGGTGGAGCCGTCATACTTGAGGTCGCCCCAAGGGAGGATATGCTTGCGAAAAAGCTTGCCCTGCGGCTTGAGACGGGAAGAGGCGAGCTCAACATAGCCCTCGGTGTCCCGGCCGCTGTAGACAATGTTTGTGCTCATGATGACAGTATCGGCAACCTATTCCCCGAGGAGCTTAATTCTTAGCTCTCGGGCGGTGACAGGACCCACGAATCCATCGCCGTTCAGGACATAAAGGGCCAACTTCTGGAAGGTGGCTACGGCTGCCTGAGTGGCTTCGTCATACACACCGGTCACCGGGATGCGGAGATTGTATCGCTCGGCATAGTGATTGAACCGCTTCTGGAAGACTGACACTTCGTCCCCGGATGCGTTAGGGGTTTGCAGCAAAGAATGGCAAATGGGGATGCGTCGATCGAATCGAAAACGCACCTCCAGGTAAGCAAACTTTAGGAGCCTCCCGACGCGGCTAAAAATCCTGCGGCCAAACACTGGAGGCTCCCTTCTGCATACGGTTAATCAAAGTATCGACTAGGCTTCTTCGCGGCCTTCTTTTTGACCGTATGCTGCCTCTGAGCGTAGATCTTCAGCTCAGGCAGGAACCGATTGAGCTCCCGGGCCACTGACTCGGGAAATAAATTCGGACCAAAATGCTCGATTCGCCACCATCCGATGGAGTGGCCTCCCCCGAACTCATTGTCGGCCCAGTCCTTGGCCCTCTGCTCGGCGAGGTGCTTCTCCCGAAGACCCTCAAACTTGAAGGTCTTACGACCTAGGTTGGTGGCCAAGGTATTGGGGTCAGTCTTGTATCCTGGACGAACAACCTGCCAAGCGCCAGACATGTAGGTGGTGCGGGCACGGAAAAAGATATAGACTCCGAGGAGGCCCTTGCTCTTTGCCCACTTGGCTAGGGAATCTGGATCCGTAATGCCCAGATAACGCAAAGTCTCCTTGGCAAAGTCCTCACGAACGACTGTCATGAGGACCTACCAAGGAGAAAGCGTGCGGAGCTATTCACTCGGCTCAGATGGCGTACCAGTTGGCGCCATCGGATACGTAACGAGCTGAGGCGTTGGTAGCCAGGGAGGTCGTCTCCACGGTGCCAGCAACAGCAGCTACGGTTACGGTACCGGCACCACGGTTCTTGATCGTGAATGCGCGACCGGAGTTCAAAACTGCGGAAGGCAGGGTCTGGGTCGTGGCAGAACCAGAGTTCACGATCACGACATCATCGGAACGAGTAACGTTTCCGGTCGCGGTTGCGGTACGGACTCCGCGAACACGAGAACCGCCCTTAAGGTTCAGGAAGGTGTTGGTTCCATCCCCGACGCGAATCTCTCCGGTCTCGGAGATGTAGCCTGCCTCGCCCTTGCGGAGAACTTCGGTGTCAGCGGTCACGTTGGCGGCTGCAATCTCGCGCAGACGGTTAGTGCGACCAAATCTAAGTAGAGCCATGAGAAACCCTCCTAAAGGGCGTTAGTACGTACTACAGCAAGTATCGGCCTCAGTCTTCATCTTCCTCGGGAGGAAAGCGGATATGGAACTTCGCCATCTCTAAAACACCGACCAGCATTGTGCTGCTCATGTCCTCGCTCGGTTCTACACTCACATATTCGACACCATTCTCATCGAAGTAGTACTTGATCTCGATAGTGTAGGCCTCGATGGTCTTAATTGACTCACCCACCGAAAGCTCCCTTCGCCAAAAATCGCATATCGTAATGAGTGCCGTAGGTGGTGACGAGCTGCTTTTGATCCCACTTCGTGATGATCTTCTCCCCCCAGAGATTAAAACCCGGAGGGCGCTGCTTGACAATCTCGCGTGCTGCATTGCGACCGTTGAGATGGGTGCTCACCTTGGCAGGATCCACATAGTACTGTCCGGCATCCGTGGTGAGTCTAGAGTCATGGTCTCGGAGTCGCACGATGAAGGAACGACGCCTAAAAGATCCGTCCGAATTGTAGAACCTCACTGTGTAACCGATGTAGACCATCGGGTTACCGCTGACCACCCACTGGGAGGAGACGAACACTCCCTCCGGTTCTTGGTTCGGAGTCTTGAGATAAGCTGCAGGACGATCCCATTGCTTCCTGCCGGTGCGGATGTCGTAGCTGTAGAGGCGCTGGTCGGCCTTGGCAGTGCCTGCGAGCCAGAACATCTGGTCCTTCCAAAGAGCCATTCCCTGGAAAACCTTGCCCGCCTGTGAAAGAGTGAACTGCCCCAGGGGAGGGATCATGTTCTGGTCACGGACCTCGAACAGCGGCACCACGGTATATTCCTTGGTGTCGGCGTCCAGGCTCTTGCGGAAAAGGGCGTTCTTGTTCGCGATATCAACGGAGGCATAGACAGCTCCACGCTGGTAGACCCCTCCCCAAGGCTTCAGGCTCGGAGAGGATAGGGTGTGGGTGCCCGCCTTCCAGGCGAATTCGGCAAGCTGACCATGGAAATCCAGAACGATCTTGAGCCCGCCGAGACCGGAAATAATAGTTCCATGGCCTCCACCGACAAGCGTAGCTGTCTCAAGGCGATTGCCTCCGGAGTCCATGAGGGTAAGGCGGAGATTCTCTACATCCTGACCCTTGACCGGAACACCCTGAGAGGCGATTATCCGAGAACCATCGATAACGAAGGACTGCAATGTCTCGTCCGCGCCGATCTCCAGCTCTCGCCAGGTGGATACTTTCCATCCTTCGACGTTGAACATGCTACTTCTTCCGACCGCTGCGAGCCTTCTTGGCTTCCCATTCTGCGATAGCCTTGGCAGCCTTTGCCCTGGTATCGGCCTTGACATTCTTTCCGCCTGCGGCCCACTTCTTGCAGATGCTGATTGCTGTGGCGATGGCCCGGGAGATGCTCATGCCACGCTCCTTGTGGAGGTCGTTGGCAATCCTGCGAATGTAGGCTGGCAATCCTCCTACGTTCTCAACCCAGTTCTTCTTAGGGGATCGATCGAGGGAATCCTTCGGGCGGGCTAGCTTAACCACGAGCTCATCAATCGGTGACAGATACAGGCTGTCCGACATGAGCTTTACGGCCAGGTGCTCTGGGGCGGTGAAGTTAGCAACGGTGCGGTACGCCTCAATGCGTTCCTCGTCGGTGTATTCAACCTCGTCAGCCATGGGTATCCCTTTCGTCACACCAAAGTATCGTCAGAAGGCCCGGAACCTTCCCTGCTGAGTCAATGCCTCATAGACCTCACGCGATACGGGTTCGAGCCAGCATTGGCATGCGGGATGGAGAGGAGGTCCATACAATCCTCCGTAGAACCTGGTCCATCCGAGCCTACGAGCCAGCGGCCGGAATGAGTTCTTGGCCGGTATCACAGCGCCGTGCAGACCTAGACAAAACCGGCATGAGTTGTTGGCCAGGCGTGAGCGCCACACCTTGTAGGGAGCATCCATCACCAAATCTAGATTGCGGACCATCCAAGCCAGGAGCCATCGCATTCTCAGAATGATTCCGGCACCCCATTTCTGGGGAGTCCCCTGCAACATCGTCTCTCGGGAGAATCGGGTATCCGACTCCAACTTGGCCAGAGTGGTACTAGTGTCAGACTGGATTGCAGTACTAATCTTGGGTGTGAGCATTCCGGCCAGGGCTTGAGCGGCTTGGGTGGTCTCAGCCAGCCATTCATCGATTGTCTCGATAGCCTGGGCGGCATCGGAGCGTTCAAGAATCTCCTCGATCGTCCTTTGAGGATTATTCTCCAGAACAAGACGCAAAAGAGTAAGGGCCTCGGCTATTTGCCAGGCCCCGGGATCAAGGCTATATATCTTAGCCCGCAACTCTTCCTTGGTCACTTAGTCCTCGGAACCAAGGGCTTAGCCGTTCCCCTCTTCTTACGAAGCTTCTGAGCCTGTGCGGTGGTTGGACGATCAACTGTGATCCGGCTATCATTGAGCCAGATGCCAGGAATCGAACGCCCGTTCGCAAACATTCCCGGCTTGCCTGCCATCGGTGGACGGCCCGGGGTGGCTGCCGCTACCTGGGCCTGGGCGTCGTTCTGCTCGCGGCGATAGTCACGAACCTGGACCTGCTTGCCGCTCTTGAGGGTCTTCGTGTAGCCCTTGATCTCGTTGATAGGCATTACAGCCCCTCATCCCACGGGGTCTCCTCGGAGGTGTCATCGGGACGTGCCAGGAACAGGTCCTGTGCGGCCCGTACAAGCTCGTCAATCTCTCCGGCACTCTCCTGCCCCTCCGCACTCAAACGGATGCTACGGGGCCTTGCAGGGCCTCCCGGACGTGCTGCAGGGGCTGGGGCCTTGGCTGCTGCCTTGGCCGCCTGGAGTTGGGTCTCAGCCTCCATCTTGGCCATCTCGTTCTCTTGCTTGACCTGTTCGGCCTGCTGGCGCTGGGCCTCCTCTGCGGCCTCGGCCTCCTTCTCCTCGATCTCCTCGTAGTCGATGTCGAGTCCGAGCACATCTGCGGAGACCTTCTTCTCCATCTCACGCACCAGCTCTGGGGTGGCGTTAATGGTCGAGGCGGTCACCAAGGTCGAGAAGAGCTGCATGACAGCCTTCTTGGCCGAATCCGAGAGCTGTCCTGGCTTGAATACCGGGTAGCGGCGGGTACCGAAGTTCCAATCGATGTATTTAGGCATAAAGTAATGGCTCAAGTTCTCGGCGATGTTGTCAGCGATAGAAACCATGCACTGCAAGAACAGGTCCGCGTCAGAATCGTTCTGGGCATTGTTCTCGATCAGGACCGTGCGGTTCTCTTGGTCGAAGAATGGGGCCAGGATGGACTTACTCATCTGCTGGTTGTGGTGATCGATCAGCTTGAGGAAGTCGAATCCCGAATTACCCTCGAAAGGCTCGACCTTATAGTTGTCCCAAGTGACCATGGATCCATTGAAGGCGAAGTTAGCCATAGCCTTGAGGAATGCCTGAACATCGGTAGACTTGGCTCCGAGGGGGGCATAACCAACACGGCCAGGCACGGCTGCGAACTGGGCAGCCATGTGGGCGATGTAGTAGAGCTTCTTCTTGGTATCGAAGTGTGGGTAGGCACTCTCGAACAGGCTCACACCATAGAACGGGTTGAGCTCGTCGTGCATGGTAAAGACCCACGCCTCTTGACGAGGAATATAAACATCGACTGGATTTCCCAGGAAGTCGTGGGTGGTCTGCTGGAAGCCGTTGAAGCCTCCCTTATCATCCACCTTGAACTTAATGGTGCGAGGATCTCGATAGGCGAGCTTGCGAGGGGTGTACTTTCCCTTGAGAGGACCATTCTCGGCATACTGGTGAACAGTCTCAAATGCCGCGAACCCATCCACCAATCCTAATAGAATCTGACGAATGAGCTTACTCTTTGGGGTGGTCATACCACCAGCGGTGGGAGGAAGGCTCCATGCTTGGTTAGCGAACTCAACCTCCTCGGTCGCCTCTTCCTCATCGTCATCGGGAGAAACCCACTCACCAGACTGAAGTGCCAAACGAAGTGGAAGAGTCACAAGCTGGATCAGGGCCTTAGCCTGACCATCCCTACGACGCATGTCTGTGAGCTGGTCGATAGTAACGACTGGCTTGTTGACGATGGTTGATCCGTTAGGGTTGAGGGGATCAATCCAAATACTGTTAGGGAAGATTGTGCCAACGCCAAGCTCAATGCCGAGGTTCTTTGGCGGCGGAGCCGGTTGTACGGCATCCGAGGTATCGAGCGTAGCCATTCTGTTATCCCTTCACCAGATGCATAGAGTATCGTCCCACTATCCGAACGACAGCTCATTGAGAGATGACATGTCGGTGACCCCAAAACTCAGGTCGGTGCTGTAGTCACCGAACCCAAGCATGGAGCCCTTCTGTGGTGGAGGTCCCAAGAACGTAAATGGCGGAGCCGAATTGACCGACATAGGGACTTCTCCCTCATTACCGCCAACCTCAATCGCTCCGTATACAGAACCGGCAAGGGCGTCAGCTTCATCCTTACTTCCACCATCCGGATGGTCGATCTTTCCGTTCGGGAGCTTACGCAGACCCTGGATCTCTGCGATCACCTGGGGCCGGTAGTAAGACTCAAAACGGTTGTCGTACAGCACATCCTTGAAAACCTGATAGACCTTATCATTGCGGTCGAGGCTGAGCTTCTCCGAAATCACTCCACGGGCCTCCAAGATCTGGATCATGTCGGCAGACTGGAATTGATCGAAAGTGGCCGAGGCAATCCAGAATCCGCGAGCGATCAGTTCCCAGATGAGCTGGCGATACCAACGAATCTGAATTTCTCGGGGGGCAGGTTCCTCAGTAACCGGATGCACCGCATTAAGATCGGACTCGAAAGAGAACACGAAATCATTCTTGATGACCGGACGCCATTCGATCGTCTCGTCGCCTGGGAGGGGTTCGGACTCCACGTTGGTCCTAACGTGGGACATGGCCACGCCTGCACGATCCCCCTTGATAGCGAGATCTCCGTGGATGGCATACAGGGCACCATCCATGGCCTGGAAGTCCGGAGCATAGCGGAACCGGACCTGCCAGCTATCCACCTCGGGCGGAGCCAACTCACTCTCGATCTGATTCTCTGGCTTGCCCCAAAAGTATTCGACCTCGATAGGATCAGAGATCTTGCGCTCGAAGGCGGCATCGATGAGGGTATCATTGCGCATGAACCGGTTGACGGATGCCGGAGGATCACACTCATACATAGCCCGGGCGGTTTCGGCATCCTCTTCATAGTCGCTAGCGAAATACTTCTTGCTGGAGACACGAGGATTTACATCCCAGGTTGGGTAAGGTCCGGAGACATAGTACTGAGACTCCTCACCGTTACGCTCAATGTTCTTGCGGGCATCTCTGGTGGCCTGCTGGATAGCATCGCCACGGAAACGGGGATAGGAGATCTGGGCGAGCTTGAAGCTCTCCGGGAAACGGGTTCGAGCCGAGGAGTAGAGAACTCGAATAATTCCCTCTGCGGAGTTCATAGGAGCACGGCCCTCAGGCACTCGCCCGGATCGAGCTAATTCTTCGGCCGTCTTGAAGGCCGAGATTTCGTCGGCGATGGCGACCAGGAGGTTCAGACCTTCCTGGGTCTCGGCCATGGAGTGTCCGGAGACAAGCTCGACATTCTTACGAAGTCGAATCGAGGTTGCCATTTCCCCGGGCTTAACATCCCCACGGAAGAATTGCTGGAGATGGGAGTTGGTCACGAACAACTTCTTCATCGGGGAGAAGAAGGCACGGCGGGCCTGATCAGCCGAGGCGGCCACGTTCAGAATGTGGATATCATCCTGGGAAGGCATGCCAAAATACTCCTGCGGAGAACGCAGACACATTAATAGATCCGCAGAACGGGCAACACCAATGCGGCAGCAGTGGTCCTTCCCGGATCCCTTACCCCATTGGGCGACAAGGAAGTTGACCATGCGAACCGGCATCCAATGGACGCCAAATTCCTCGACCATCGCAGGATAGAGGTCAGGCTTGAAGATCTGTTCCAGGTGCCGGACAAACTCGAATTGAATGTCCCCGAGACGTGGGTTCGCCAAATAATTCGTGTCCGTGATGAAGGTCGTGAGGTCTACCGGCTCACGCTCAAAGATTCCGCTGAGGGAGGAGGTCTTAACGCCCTCGGACTGCATTGACTCTCGAAGCATGTCAGCGGCAATGCGACGAGCGTAGCCGCCGCTCGCCATCTATCGCCCAGCTCCCTGGATGCTCTCCATCACACGACGCTTCACGGTGTTGGCGATTTCTGGATCCACTCCGGCGAGGCCGTCATTGATGGCCTTGACCAGCATGGTCATGATTTCAGCCTGAGCTTCGGCAGTGGTCTTGAGATCGGTGCGAGCCTTGCGAAGATCGGCAGCCATGGTGGTCCAAAGCTGGATGATGCTCTTGTAGGAAGCGTCAGAACTGAATCCCTGAGCAGACTCCTTGGCGCGCATCCAGATGTAAAGGGAGGCGACACGCTCGATCGCCATTAGCTCAAGGGTGTCGGCGTCCGGATTATCCTCGCGCAGGCGAACGGAAAGATCGGAGTGCAGGAACCGGAGAGTTTGGTCGGGGATGAAGGGCTCAGGAACATTCCAGAATGAGGCTGGGAGGCCTACATCAAGACTATTCTGGTCCTCGCTCACGGCGCTACTCCTCTGCTACGGCTGCCATTTCCTCCAATGAAGACAGGGAGGTCGTTTCCCGTAGTATCGGCTTTTCAGCTTTGGGCTCCACATAAAAGATCCCGTACAGCATCGTGACTAGGGCCTCTGTATGCAGGCGCAAATCACGAGACGAAAGATTGACGGATCGAGCATTCCAAAGAATCTTGGTCGCGGCAATCATTTGGGCCGGAGAGATCGCATTGCTGGCAAACTGAAGCTGGAATTGCTCGATCAGATCGGAGATCAACATCGACACATCACCCGAAGACTCAAAATAGCTGGCCAGTGTTTTCTGGGCTGAGACATGATCTTGAGTGATAAACGCCCGAACCAAAAGAGGGGCTACGGGAAAGTGTCCTGAAAGCTGATACACCGCATCTGGTGTCACAGGCCCTGACCAAATAAGAGCATCGAGAGTCATCAAGGCCTCCCGAACACTGCCACCAGAGAGACGGACAATCTCCTCCAGAGCCTTAGGCTCGAACGCGATCTGCTCATTCTGAGCAACCATAGTAAGCCAGCGCAGGATATCCTTGTCCGGCACCGCACGGAAGGGGATGGGCATGCAACGCGAGCGCACTGTCTCTAGGATCTTATCCGGCTCCGTGGTCAGGAGCAGAAAGATGGTCGAAGCCGGAGGCTCCTCCAAGATCTTGAGCAGGGAGTTGAATGCTGCCTTGCTCATGGAATGAGCCTCATCAAGGATGATGACTCGCCATTTCTCGTTCACCGAGAACTGGGACAGCTCCTGCAGGAGACGGACATCCTCAATCCCCCCATGGGAAGCCGCGTCAAGCTCATAGACGGCCTGGGAGGTCCCCTTCCGTATCTGGTAGCAGGAGTCGCACTGATCGCAGGAGAGGCTGTCCTGAGGCTCCTCACAGTTGATGAGGGCAGCAAAGGCTCTGGCGGCTGAAGTCTTGCCGGTTCCGCTGGGGCCGCTGAACAAGAACGCGGAAGGAAGCTCACCACTGTGGGCGAGCGCGAGCAGCAAGGTCTTGGCTGAGTCTTGTCCGGCGAGGTGCTTGACCTCTGTCGGCCGCCACTTAATGGCTAGCATCGGTAATCCTCGTCAAGCCATTGGATTGGGTAAAACGATATACGCGATCGGCATCATCGGTGAACACATCCGAATGCGTCACCATCACGACTTGAAGATCGGTCCTGTCCACCAATTCCCTAATGAAGGATGACACAGCAGGCAAAAAATCTACGCTTACCTGCGAGAATACCTCGTCCAAGAATAGCACGGGGGTTTGGTTCGGCACAAGCAGGACCAGCACGGCCTGAAGGAGGAATCCTGCAACGGCTGCCACTCCTCCGCCACGGGCATCGAGAATAGAAGTCTCAAGCTCGGTGTCCCCATGCCTGGAGACCAACATGAAATCAATCTCGGGTCGCCTACCAACCATCTTGTTCACGACCTTGAATGCCAGGTCCTCGCCAAAGATGGTCCGCAGGCCTTGAGTCACGATACCCTCGATCTGGTGCTGGACCACAGCTTGGCGCTCATCCGCATAGGAGCTGAGAACAACCGCGATCCGATCAAGGTATTCGATCCTGGCCTTGAGAGATTCGACCTCCTCCTGCTTGGATTGGAGATCCCGGATCACTGAAATAGCCTCGCCCGCCTTGCGGGCATAGATATCCTCCTCCTGGCGGAGAAAGGCTTCAATCTCGGATACGGTCATACGAACTCCGACCTGAGTTGGTTAAGGACGGCGGTCTGGGTATCCGTACGGATGAACAAAGTCGATGGCTTGCTAGGCTGATCAGAACCGAATGCCATGAACAGGTCCTCATCGGAGAACGAATGGAGCATGGCCAAGGCATATTCGTGATGCAGGATAACCTTGCGCGGCTGACCCAGCCATTGCACCGGTACGGTCTCTTGGGAGGAGGATCCGGATTGGTTCCTGGCCGAGACCTCCATGTTCGTGGTCGGCCCAAGGCCGAAGACAACGGCTTTTGAGCTTTGCTCGGAAGTGATGCACACCCGCTGGATGGCTCCGATCAAATGGCGTCGGTTCACCTTCAAGGTATCCGAATTCGCCATCATTGGGACCAGGAAAGTCTTGTCGAGATCCGGGAACTCATATGCCGGAGGACGAACAGTCAGGCGCTCCTGCCCGACATCAAGGAGCATCATACCATCCTCCAGGATGGTGATATGTATCCGATCCTGATCTGAGTTAGAGAGCATGGATACGAGATGGGGCACCGCTGCACGGACGACGGTCATATCAAGCAGGGGAGCGTTCGGGAACTTGTACTCCTGAAACCATACCCCATCCCCGGCTCGAACGTTGCCCTTGACAATCCCAATCTGGGCGAGTGCGAGTGAGGTTGACATGGCGCGCTTGACGGAGTTGAGTGCGGTGAGCATCTTATCCCTGGAGAAATCCCCCTCGATAGAGGCTCCGGAGGCATCGAATTTGAGTTCGGGGTAGGCGTCCACACTTCGAGTCTTGAGATTCCATCTTGTGCCGCACAGGATGGAAACGATGTCATTGTCTCGGGTGGCGACGGCCACTCCCGACTCCTGGGCAGTCTTCAAGATCTGCAAAGCCTCCTTGGCCGGGAGCAATGCTCGACCTGGCTCGGAAACGATTCCCTCCACAGGGAGGATGAGAGAGACGGACTGGTCTGTGGCGGAAAGCCTAATAGATTCGCCTTCAGCCTCGATCAAGAAATAGGAGAGGATGGATACCGATCCAGAGGTAGAGGCGACCTTCGACACCTTCTCCAGTGCAGCCAGAAGGTCCTGGCGGTACAGACCGATCTTCACAGAATCTTCCTGATCTCCTCTAGGCCCTCATCGATTCGGACCTGATAGTTCTTAATGGCTTTCTTGGCATCCTCTACGGTATTGCATCCAAGCTCGGCAAGCTCCTGGGCAGCTCCCTTGATGATGGACTTCTGGTGCTCGATCTGAGCCTCCACCCTTGAGCGCTCCCGCGCGGTGGCTTCTTGGGCCTTCCGGATTCGGGCTAGTTCTTGCTCTACGCTCACTCCTTCTCCTTCTTGTCCATGATACCATAGGAGGCACCGTTGCGTCCAAACGCAGCACGGTTCCTGCCCTGGTCATCCTTGGTGAGGGAGGGCAACCATCTGGGACAGGCATGCTTGACAGGACAGAAGTAGCACTCATTCTCATCCGGGGTAAGCTCCCAGGATCCGCTCCAGACACCGTGGCTGTAGGCGATGATGCGGCTGACCATCTGCTTGCGATGTTCTGGCTGCACATCGAGGGCGATGATGGCCGACTCCGGCTTGTCCGCGATCGGGAGAAGAGGGGCCCAGAACTCATGCTCGACGGCCTGCAGGCCGGTGTAGGCCTTGAATACCAGATCATAGAAGATAAGCTGGCCGAGAGTCGAGCGGAGGTAGCCTGCCTTATCGGAGAGCTTAAGGTCATAAAGGCCGTATTGCTGGTCCGAGATTTGGACTGCCACGTCAACGGCGGCCGAAAGTTCGATGTTGACCGTCTCTCCATCGAGACCCGGAATCCCTACCGGAGCCTTGAATCGGTAATCAGTCCGGAATTCGTAGGGAACTACCTTCTCCATCAAGATGGGCTCAAGGATTCGAAGACCATTGATCGCCTTCTGAAGAATCCCCAGCTTATCCTCGCGGGGGTCGCCCTTCCATTGATAGGAGTATTCTCCTTCTGGTCCGGTCTGCTCACGCCAGAGCTCGGGGATGAGTGCTTCCATCCCTCCGGGCCGGAAATCCCCAGTCTTTTTGCCCTCGTTCAGCCACTTCATCATGGCGCGGTCAGCGAGGTTACCGGCCAGGAATACGCGACCATCGATGGCCTTACTCTTCTTACCTTCAAGCATGAGCTTGCCACGCTGGTGGCAGACCTCATAGGCCTTGAGCCGAGACCAGGATAGCTCTATCCGGCGCGGCGCATCATCGCACTCAGCCATCTCTAGGGCCGCCAATTATCTTCTCAGTGCCGTCACTAAACTTCGCCCTTACGACGGGATAAGGCAAGTTCTCGTCTATGAAGTAGGGTATGCCAGCATAAGGATTGGATCCCAGTTCCCTATACCGGGGGAAGGCGCTATCAAAGGAAGCGCTCAACTCTATCAGGGAATTGAGAGTCTCGGGAGACATCGCAACCTCGGTGACTATCGGGGCTGACAATCTTAATTCCTGAAACTTTCTCACCAGCTCGTTCAATGCATCCGATTCATTCACACTTAGCTCCTCGTATTCAAACTCCCATCCTACCATACGAGGAGATGTCTGTCAATTCAGGATGCGCTCGGATTCGTCCTGGATCTTGAGGGCGACCTGCTTGAGCTTGTCGGAGTGCTCTCGGCTGTGGTGACCACAGAAAAGGAGTTCAAATCCGTTAATCATGGTGACGCGGACGTAGGCCTGTGCCCCGCACCGATCGCATCGGTCGGAGGCATTCAGGGCGGCGGACTCAATGACCGATGTGCTCATGGCAACCTCTCAAGCTAGTGACTCAACAATGTCTCTGAGTTCTCGCTGGGCATCTTCGCCCAGGAGATCTCCTTGCCTGACGTGATCTATGATCTGCTCCAGACTCAGAGAAGTCAGTGACACGCCTCCAACACTGCGGAGAAAGTCATCCAGTCTTGCCGCCTTGGCTCTTTCCTCCTGATGCTCTGCAAGTCTGAAAACTTGCTCTGCTGGTTTGAAAGGTACGGGGATTGACGTGAACGGATTCCCTCCCACAGAATCGTCAAAGATAGTAACGGCTGGCTCGCGGTTCAATGTCTCCTCATGGAGAGACCCCCTGCTAATAGCTCCATTGTTGCAGAACCATGTCCCATTGACCTCATAGAAGCCATGAGGTTCATGGATGTGGCCGTAGGCCAAAGGGGTGCCGTGGGTATCAAGCTGGTCGGCATTCCAATGCGGGTAGGGCGGATGCACACCGGGAGGGAAGATGGCCGCATGCGCTGCAATCAGCTTGATCCTGCGGGACTTAGCTTTGTCCAGCTCAGCTTGAAACTTCTCAAGGTCCTCGGTGTAGGGTATTCCGTAAATTTCCCCAGCCTGACCATCGAGGAGCCACACATCTGGACTCAGTGCCAGTGTTCCGAGGGGCTGGGAAGAAAGGCTGTCAAGACGGTCATGCCGCATGTCATGATTACCCGGCACTACCCAAGTCCAGACTCTGGATTGCTCCAGAACTTGGGCTGTCCTCTGGAGAAGAGCATGGGAAGTACGAGAGGGCGTTTTGATGTGGAAAAGATCACCAAGCTGAACAATCCAATCTACTTTGGATCTATTAGCCGTATCCACAATCCATTCGAGCTTGGCGAGGATGTCGTCAGCATAGGAGTCAGTCCTTACGCTCGGCGGGGTGTCCGAAAGATGCACATCCCCAATCAGGAGCAGCCTCATGAGTCGTAATGGAGAACGGGATCGTAGTTACGCTTGTAGAAGACAATACGGCTTCCAAGCCTGAGGGCGATCCCGTAGTCCCCACCCACAGTAAACCCGTAACCGTCTTCCAGGCCCCACGAACTCTCAACAATGATGTTTCGGACTACTGGCCAATTCTCGACATCATGGGCCTCGGCCCACTCAACCGCCCTTATCAGACTTCTTCCGATGAATTTCTTCACGTTGGGTCTTCACCTCTTCCTGTAGTCTCTCATTCCACGCCATGAACTTGAAAAGGAGCTGGAAGGCCATCCACTCCGGGTCCTTGCCCATAAGCTTTAGCACGAAATACACGATAATGCCAATGGTGGTCAGGATCGCGACCAGGCCGACCAAGAACAGAAACTGATCCTCAGTCATCGGACCTCATCCTTAGACCAGAGCATCATGCCCATCCCTACAATAAAGACAAGCCCCACTACTTGATGAACCAGAACAATCAATGCTATAGCGATGGCCACCGTCACAAGAGCGTTCCCCGCGATATACACATTGTCCATGACCCTATCGGGGAGCACTTTAGGCGTGGGTCGGCTTTCCGCAGGTAGGGCAGACTCCGGCTTCTCTAAGGACTGCATCATACTCCTCTCGTAGTTGCTGGATCTGCTCGTCATGTTCGGTGATGAGCTTACCATAGGACTGAACCAGAGTCAAGGCGGCCTCAATCCGCTCTACGGCCGAGACATACTTGGCCTGATCGAAGACGGCATCCTCGATGGCCTGGATCTGATCCTCGATGTCTGGAACCTCCGGCAGCTCTACACCCTCTAGGAAGCCCTGTGCGGCCTCTAGACGGCCTAGGACAGTGCGGAGTGTGTCTGCCTGGGCAGCAAGCTCCTGGACGCTCTGGAGGCCCTCACGGGCCTTCTGGAGGGCCTTCTTGCGGGCAGGCAGATGGCGGAAGGTCTCAACCCTCTCAGACAGGCGCTCTACGTCGGCCTGACGGACCCTTAGAACCCCTGAGGCCTCGGTGCGTCTACGGTTGGCCTCGCGCGTGGCGGCATGCAGCATTGAAACGTTGGTGAGAGAACCGATGACATTCGCAGCCACAGACCCAGGCTCAGACAGTAGGAAGGGGCGATCAAACTGGAACGAGAAGGTCGGATCCACTCCCTCGATGAGTGGGAGCTTCAGGACCTTCAGGATCGGGTCAGGGACACTGCGTCCAGACTTGGGGTAGGCCTCACCGTCGAGATAATAGGTCGAGAGTGACTTGCCTCGTTCCATCGAGATCTGGTGGTCATTAAGATAGACAGTGACCGAGGCCTTGGTCTTGCCCTGGCGGACGTTGGAAGGAACGAAGGTGTTGCGGAGCAGGGCGCGCAGGGCTCGAAGCACTGCAGACTTCCCCGAGCTCGAAGGTCCTACCAGAACCGTGAACTTCTCAAAATCGAGGAGAGCGGAGCCGATGGACTGAAAGTTTTGAATCTCTGCGGATGCTAGTGTCACCCAACCATTATATCACAAAACTCCAGCAATGAAGTACTGCACCCGATATTGGGTCGATGCACTCGGAGCCGCCTGATACACGATGCTGAATCCCGTGTTGGTAGGGGAATTGACCAGCATCACGGTGTTGTTAATGGATCCAATGCGACTGATCATTACCAAAGGAATCGCGCCCGAAGGGAGGGCGTTGGCGAAGGAGATCGTAGCCATTGTGCCCGAACCAGGAGATGTTCCGGTGGTGAACTTGAACTCACCAGCCATGTCAGTGCTGCCAGCGGTGAAGCCGTCCCAAGTAGCTCCGGTCCCGGCATTGCCCCCAATCACGCCAGTAGGTGTGGAGCCCGCTTCGGTGGTGCCTCCGTACTTGTTGATCTTTCCACGGAGGTCTGATCCGTAGTAGGTGACTCCGGTCTGGGCATCACGACGAAATCCCTTCGCACCAGACACCACATCAAGATGAGTCTCACAGCCGCCGATCCACACATCATTGAGAGAGAACTCCGCCCCAGCCAACATCTGGAACGCAATCGTGCCCGATGTTCCGGCAGACAATCCACCAGAATAGTACGTTCCTCCGGTGATTGAGGTCTGAAGCTGGTTGGAGATCACTCCAACCTTGCAAGACTCCATGCGAACCTTGTAAAGATGAAGCTGGTACACAGTGCCCGCTGCGTGAGACTGTGACTGATCAATAGCCGTCTCCAATGCCTGGAACCGTGTACCAAAACCAGTGAATCCGCTGCCGCTTTCACACAACACGCCCTTAGAAGAGGTAAGGTAATTACCCACCAAATCATCTTGACCATCGAAAATGCCGCCGACCCACACGGCATCTGAACCGCCCTGATTGTAGAATCCCAGCTTGGTTTTGCTGACGGTGCAGGAATACCACTCATTATACATTGTGGCACCCCCACTGCCGCCGTTGGCTATGAGGTTGGATTGCGCATGCCAGCCGATGGAGCTGGTTCCGTCATAATTGGCGACCGTCACATTCTCAAAGACGCAGTTCGACAAGCCAATAATCTTGATGGCGGTCGAGCTACCGGGGTCAGTTCCATTCGGCCGGAATTGAAGGTCTCGGAGCACCACACCAGACTTAGAGTTTAGCCAGCTAGTGTTGGCATCATTACGATAGCCAATCGTCAAACCGATTCCACCGAGAGGAGTAAAGATGTTTGTTCCGCCATAGGCACCGGCAGTAGCCCCGCCGCGACCACCCACACCAACAATCTGGAGGTTGGCGGCGCGGTTGATTGTCAACGCAGACTCAACGTAATCCCCGGGGCCCATGACGATCTTCATGCCGCGACGGGTTGATCCAAACGTTCCTGTTAGAGGAGGCTGCTTGGCGACCGCCGCCCCCAGGGTCAAGAGAGGTTTGGTTACCTTTCGGCCATCGTTGCTGTCCGAGCCCCACTTGGCTACGTAATAGGTCCAGTCGGTGTCTGATCCATTGTCTGCGGAAGCACTGAACTTAGTCGCCAGGCGTGCTTCAACCCGGGGTGGAAAGTCCCCATTCTCATCCGCCCCGACCTGCTTGTATGTTGGCATCCTATGCTCCCTCGCCTTGTCTTGTTAGTATCGGATCGGTCTCAGTAGGAGACGACCGACACATTGTCGAAGAAGGCCTGAGAGTTAACGCACCTGAAACCAAAGTGTCCGGTCGTCTGGATGGGCTTCGCCATGGTGTTCGGGTCCCATCGAGAATCGCTCGTGTTGTACCGATTATTGGCTAGCTCATTCGCAAGGGAGACGCCCGTTGCATCGTTGGTGCAATCATTGTTGTTATCGGTGCACGACCAAACCAAAACGCCATTACGGAAGAGCTGAGCCTGAACCTGATTGGTGGCAATGGTTCGGAAGGTAACCTTGAAGTGGTAGGAGGTCCCAGAAGCTCCAGTACCATCAGTCGCGTCCCGAACAAGATTGGTGGAACCGACCGAAGTGTAAGTTCCCTGGAGGGTCCCTGCCCCGATCACGGGGCATTGGGCATCTGACCACAGGGTATAATAAACGCCTTCATTATTGACACTGGCAGAACCAGTATAGCCGATGGCCGGGACCTTTCGCTTGCACGATACCTTATTATCGTACTTATCGATATAGACCTCGTACAGCGCCCCCCATTGAGTGATGTACCTGCCCCAAACAGCAGTGCCATCGGCGGTTGCATTAGTTCCATAGGTTCCGGACGCCCACGAGGCGACCTTATAGTCGAAATCAATATCAAAGTTTAGCGCCTTCTGGGTAAGAGACCTTAACCTGAAGTGAGAAGCCTTCCCAAGATCCTTGGCTCGCCCAGTCCACCCCTGGTTGTTCTGGACCTGAAGCTCTCCCAGAGTCATACACCAATTCGGAGAAGGGTTAGAAGGGTCAATAGTGTGCTCAGTGAGAGTCTCGATCCCCCCATCAAAATTATTGTAGTCAGAACTCGTCAGGATTTGACCATTCGTGCCTGTAAAGCTGTCGGTCATGACGACCGACCCTCTCCTTCTGGAGGTCGAGACAGCTCCACGACGAGATAACGCAGTCACGCCAGATCCCCTACCAAGACCCATTCATCGGTAGCTCTCTTGGTGAGAACAGCCTCAGTGTATCTGCCAGCCAATGCGAGAAGAGACCCGCGAGATCGAATGGTTACACCCGAGCCTGCCACAATCGTGGTCGTTCCGGCACCATACTGCCGAATTCCGATTGTTGTTCCCGTAGGAAAAGCCACTGAAGAATTAGGAGGAACAGTCAGGGTATTAGCGCCGGACACGTTCATCTCCACAAGCTTTCCCGAATCAGAGAGAACTAGAGTGTAGGACGCAGTACGAGTATTTGTCACCACATCGCTGCCGGAACTGCTGGAAAGGGTAGTCTCTCCGGTAGTGTCATTGTAGGACTTGGTGACATTCGAACCCGCAATGATTTTGGTTCCGATTTTATCCTCGATAAGCTCAGCCAGGCGCGTTTCAACCCTAGGCGGGAACAGTGAGTTCTCGTCTATGCCGACCTGCTTGTATGTTGGCATAATTCTCCTATGGCTTAATCTGTACCCAAACGTAGGCGTTCGATGAGTTCTTCATGCATACGTGCAAAGAATCGGCCACTCCAGTGGCACCCTGCAATAGCCTCAAGGCTCCGCGAAGAGAAACAGAGGCCGTAGGCAGTGAAGTCACATTCGTTACCAGCCCCGTGCCCGAGATGAAGGTACCTGGGTCGGCGGGATCTTCCACATCGGCCGAACTGGCTCCCACATAAAATCCAGGGTCAGATAGGTCTTCGGTGGCTGACCCAGCTCCTCCGGACCCTCCTCCACCACCAGAAGAGTTGATTGTGATTGTGTCTGACGGGTCGTTGATTGTGATAGACACGTTTGAGCCAGCCACCAAGGCCGAAGCCATAGTGTCTCGAATCTTTTCAGCAAGGCGTGTTTCAACGCGAGAAGGAAACTCAGAGTTCTCGTCAATGCCAACGGGCTTATAAGTAACCATTATGCCGTCTGCACTTTCTGCCAGCCGACGTTAGTATTGCTTCCACTGACCTTGATGTAAAGACCGGACACGTTATCGGAGGTGCTGATGTATTGGTACATGTCACCACGGGTACCGATCACATTACCCTCCGGGGTTGCACGCCCTCGAAGATGGCGACCACCAAATCCTGAACCGGAAGGCATTTCTCCACCAGGGCTAAACAAGGCGACCCTTCGGAGGGTGGCAGTATTTCCGGAACCCAACCCCAGGTCGAATTCAATCTCCAGATAATCCCCGGCTGACAAAGGCAGGGTAGCAAAGATTCCTCGGGTCTGAGAAACTCCGACGTTCTCCTGCATTCCTGGGACGTACGGGGTCTTCAATTCCTCAAGGGTAGCGAAGCTGGTATCCAGAGCCCTGACCGCGATCGTCCCATTGGTTCCCACGCTCTGCGTCAAGCGAACATAGACGAGACCAGAGATCAGGTTGGAGGCTGAGCTGGCTGTACGAATACGGAAACGCTTGTGGGTTTCATCAATCGTGATCGAGCTCTGGTCATTGAGATAGACATTGTTAGCTCCGGTCGGAGACCATGAAGTCCACGCCGATCCAGTCCAATACTCGAAGTTAATGCCTACTGCAACGCAGATCTCATTGTTTACCTCCGGCAGCAATTCTGGCGCGCTGTCCGGGAATGATGAGTTATTTCCAAAAATGGGGCCGATATATCCTGGAGCAAGCTGGCTCGGAGAAGTTCCACGAGTGCTAATCTGGAAACTGTGCACAGGATGAGTATGAGTCGAGCCTCCGGGGCCAACGTCTCCGGGAGTACTAATTCTCTCGATCGGGAGATTAGTGATGAAAGTGTTCCGCAGCCCATTCTCATCCTTGACCCGAGACTGACCGGAGCCTGCAGTGGAGTTAACAATCACAATGCAGTCATAGCAATTCTTCAGATGAAGAATTGTATCCAGGGATTCTCCAGTGTGTCCGAGGTTCATAGATCCCCGAACTCCGGTCAGCTTAACTCCGGTCTCCCAACCCTCACTATCATAGCCGTTTAGGTTTGGTTGAGTACCTTCGACAATATGGAGGGCTGGTCCCGCAGGCTTGGTCGAGTTATTACCTCCGGCAAAGGTTCCAGGGAACTGAAGATAATTACCCCAGATTTCTCCGGTCTTCGCCCCCTGGGTGCCGCAATTTCGGACGGTCCACCAGGACGAATCGTCTCCTCCCGATCGGTCGGCGAAGATCAAGCTTCTAGTGTTGGGCTCATCAATGTTGGGAGCGAGGGCCCGTCCTCGAACATCGTCAATCAAAACCATGTTTACGGCATGAGTTTCAATAGCGGCCCCCGCATTGGCGAGCGTATCGAGATCCATGTAAACATGCTTAATCGTCCAACCATAGGCATTGCCCGTACCGGCAGGGATGCGAATGAAGGAACTCGGCTTTGTGCTCGCGCTAGAATATAGCCTAGCCTGCTTAGCCGTTCCGCTGGCATGCTGACGTGCATACAATGGGACCGCGCCCTCAATACTCTGAAGCTCTGCGCGATCGATCACGATTCCCGAACCTACATCATGAGAAGTCGGAGCCAAAATAATCCTAGCTCCAGCCTGGGAGTTGTCCACCGCAGCCTGGATCGTCGCGAAGGCCAAATCCCAAGAACCTCCACGGGTTCCCGGGCTGGCATCCGATCCTGTCGTAGGATCGACGTAGACCATCGTCGGGCTTGCGTTAGTAGCTCCACCGCCTCCGGTGGCCGAAATAGTGATCGTATCTCCGGCATCGCTCGGGGTGATCGTAACATTGGTCCCAGCGACGAGAGCGGTGGCCATCGTGTCCCGGACAACCTCCGGATCGGTGGTTCCGGTGGCGTTGATAGTAATTGTGTCTGAAGCATCATTGACTACGATGGTCACACCCGAGCCGGGAACCAGGGCGGTGGCTACGGTGTCTCGGATCAATTCATCTGTGATTGCACTGCTGCCATAGATATAGGTTCCAGCATCGGAAGGGTCCTCGGCAATGGCGATGGTGCCGCCGCTGCCGCCACTCCCTCCCGTTGAAGCGATAGCGATGGTGTCTCCAGCATCATTCACGGTGATACTGATGTTGCTGGACGCCACAAGAGTCTGGGCGATAATGTCTCGGACGGCTTCAGCATCAATTCCCGCGCTCGGAGCGGAGATGGTTACCGTGTTGGCAGAGTCATTTACGGCCAGGGTAATTCCGGATCCAGCGACAAGCACCGCACCAATGAGATCTCTCACCTCTTCGGTGGAAAGTCCTCCGCCAGTACCGCCGCTGGTTCCCCCATCATAGATGGTGATAGAATCACCCTCAGGGTGTGGGGTGATCAATAGGCCGACAGGATCGAGCACTGCATCGGCGATGAGGTCCTGGACCTGATCGGTGGTGAGACCTCCACCACCTCCTCCAACCGCCTCTGGGATAAGGTCGATCTTGAAGTAGCCTTCGGAGTCGAAGATGCGCGCCTCTGTGATGAGACGCCGGTTTGCTGGGGCAACCATGTCTCACCCACCCGTATTCGGGATGAAGTATGGCACTCCGTCCACATCCAAGGCGATGTTTTCGCCCGCATACTGGAATGGTCCCTGAGCAGGCCCTGCAACGACCAGGGCATCTCCTAGGTGCAGAGGTGGGACGCCGTAAGGCACCTGGATCTGAATGCTTCCGCCAGAGATCTTCGGAGAAGAAATCTTGATCACGACCTCGCCAGTCAGATCTGGATCATCAGCCACCAGCACCTCGGCGTACCATACTCCGACGTTGGTGTCATCCACGGTCACCGGCACGCTGGCAGACTTTGCATCGGCAGGCCAGATCGTGGTCTGGTAGGTCGTATTCGTGTAAGGTCCGCCCACATAGGTGATGGTGGGCGGAGCGATGGCGTTGCCGTTCGTATCAATCCAACGATCCCAGATAATACGGGTGCTTACGTTGGGCAGGGGTGGAAAGAAAGGCGTTGCGTCGGTCGGTGCGACGGTCACAGGTTCACCCCTCTAGATAAAAAAACGCTCCACTACCCCTCTCCCGCGCAGAGGGGAGAGGGGCGTGAGATGTGGAGACCTCCGTTACGAAGTTGGAAGGAAAGAATTACTCGGCGGGCTTGGGGGCTTCGCCGCCCTCGCCACCCATGAAGTCCTTGGCCTCACGAGCATGAACCGCGTTAGGGTTCTTGGCAATCTCTTCCTGGTCCTTCGCATACTGATCAAGCTGCTGCTTCGTTGGGCGAGGATCACCGGCAACGGTCTCCTCCTCGGCCTGCTTGGCGGTTCTTTCAGCCATAGAGTGCCTCCTTGAGATTAGGTGGGGGATATCTCCCCCGTCCTATCAAGTATCGGCGTGCAGTACAGCTTTGAGTTCGGCCGTGAGATCATCATCAACAGGCCGATAGAGTGACAGATCAGTATTGAAATGGGTGATTTGCTGGCATGCTAGAATGTGTGCGCACACAGGCACGCGGGCGGGACAGTCACAGGTCCAGTCTCCCGAGAAGCTAATGGTGTAGGGTAAATCATCCGAACCCCGGACATTAAAGCTTCCTCGGTTATGATCAACGAACACCGCTGTTACCCGGCCCTCGGTCAGGTAACGATGGGCCTTGAGCTCAAGGTTCTCAGCCAATGCGGAGCTTCCAGCCTGGAGGAGGCATAGGTGCCGGGACTCGTTGGCCGATGTAGATTCCGATGGCAAATGCAGCGGCCAGGGCTAATAGCTTCATGTCTCTATTTCTCTTTCCTGAGCACTCTCCAGGGAGGTGATAATTCGCTCACCGAGGGGCCAATTGGAGTATCCATAGTCCTCATCGTCGCTAAATCTATCCGAACGAACGAAGACCTTGATAACTAGGGGGTCATTGGACGACTCGACCCCAATCACCTCCACATCCTCGGCTAGACCAAGAACCTCACGGATTTTACCGTGGAAAAGAAGAATTGATCGATCGGACATAGGAAGGCTCTCAGTTGACGTGGAGACGGTGGCAGTTAGGGCAACGATCCGACAGGACGCCAGGTACCGCCCCACCAATCCTCATGGTGGACTCACGAACCTGGTCGGTCAGAGCCGGGTTGTTAGCGGCCTGGGTGATGGCCTGCATGAGGCCATACCCGGTCAGGTCATCGCCATCCACGAGTGCTGCCATGATCGAGTCACGGGCAGGGACTGGGACATTGAACTGACGGAACACGTCCTGCACGACATCGTTAACCTCGCCGGTCAGCTCGACCCGGGTCAGCTCCTCGATGTCATTGAGGTCGAGGGTCAGATCCTGGAAGATGGTCTCTGTAGATTGTCCGACCCATGCCAGAACCTCATCGAAGTCCTGACCCTGAACACGGCGATTGTAGTTGCCGGAGGTGGCGTGTGTGCTAATAGATCCATTGGTGCACCACCAATTGAAAAGGTACCCCGATACGTTGAGGCGGGTATCGTCTGCGGCCTGGAGAGAGTTGGTGAGCTGGATACCCAGACTCCAATCCTCACGGCCCTGACCCTTGCGGGTCTCAATGGTGCGGGTGACCGAAGGGACGATCAGGCGAAGTGCGGTACGCTTCAGGGAGTGGGCCAGCTTGTAGTCCACAAGGATCTCATCGGTCTGGAAACGCTCCCGAGCGGTTTCCAAGATCTTCTCCACGACAGGGATATTCGGGAAGACCGAACGGGAGCCCTTGACGAAGGCAACGCCGGTATCATCCTTGCGGACGAGCTTGAGAGAATCGGTCTGGGCTACGCCCTGATTGGCTACCCAGTAATCGAAATGAGGCTCGATGAGGGATCCTGGGGTGCGCTTGACGTAGGACTGCTGAAGACCGATGAACGAGGCCAAGGTCATCACGGCTTCCTTAGTGAGGGGAGCCTCAACCCCATTGATATCGACCCGACAGGAAGTTACCTCACCGTCAGGGACCTCGGCGATGTTCTCGTTCCACTCGTTCGGGATCGTGAACTTCACACGATCGGATCCGTCGAGGCGGAAGTCAACCGTGCTCATGGGCTCGGTAGTGCGAAGGATATCCATGGCCTGGTCAACCGTGATGAGGTTGCCAGCTTCGCGGACGGCTTCTGGGGTAACGGTCTGTGTCATTTCTCTCCTGAACTATTAGTGTCTGGGTCTACCTTCCTAGCATACACCCATTCCTTGAAGATTGCAAGCTCGACAGAAGCATTCTGAAACCTATCCAGCCCATAGACGGTCAGGGCAGATCCCTTCCCCCCATGCCAACGAGCCCCGTCCTCAATCAACATCTCATCGATCTTAGGGGCCGAAAGCATGCCCACGACCTCAAGACCTACGACGTATCCGACCAGAACTGCCATTACAGGACCTCTCCGGTCTCTGGGTCAATTTCCTCCTCGGGTTGACCGATCGGATCCGGAAGCTCACTCAAGACCTCCCTGGTCCGGTCCACGAGCCTGGAAAGCCATTCCTCGTCCTTCTCGATAGCGGACAGAATGTTCTCCTCACCGACCGGAACAATCTTGTCTGCCGGAAGCAGCTCATCGGGAATCAAGAACCGTCCTGAGCCCTTGGACTTGACCACGTTGTTATTTACCAAGACCCGGAATGCGCTGTAGGCTTGAGAGAACCCAAGCCCGAACCTGACCCGGAGAGGTGCACTGCGCCAGGGCACGGCCACCTTGTTCTTGGTGACCTTGGCCTCGATATCGGTGGAGGTGACAAACTTCTGAGCCTCTCCGGTCACCACATCCGCAACAGCAGTCTTGATGGACTTAATCTGCTTGAACTCGATACGCATGCTGGTGTAGTATCCCAGTGCCCGCCCGCCCGGAGTGGTCTGACGCTTTATCCCCTGCGAAGCCATGCGCTGGCCCATCGGGGAGGTGTCGATGACCTCCATGACATGGTTGAGCATGATCAGGGTTGACTGATGTTGATGGAGAGGGCCGGTCACCTGGCGCATGAATTGATGCATGAGCTTGGCTCTGGATGCGAACTCGGCCTTCCCGGTGTCGCCCCACAACTCAGCCTCTGGCACCATGGCCGCTACCGAGTCCACGATCGCCAGGGCAACCTCGCCAGTCCTAAGAAGCTTGCGGTAGGCGTTGACGCCATCCTCGAAAGAGTCGGGCTGCATCATCAAGAACGTCTCGGAATCATCCACATCCAGTCCGAGAGCCCGACAATACTTCTCATCCAGGGACCGCTCATAGTCGAGGAAGATGATAAGCCCCGTGGATTCTCCGGCCTTCACGCGCTTCTGATGGAGGGCTGCGGCCTGGAGAGCGCTGGTCGTCTTCCCGGACTGATTCAGCCCATAAAGCTCCAGAATCCTCCCGCGCGGGAAGCCCCACACTCCAGTGATGTAATCCAAGACGATGTTGCCGGTGGAGAAAGGATCCTCGGGAACCAGATGGAAATCCGAGAGGGTTCCGATCTTGGTGTCCTTCTTCTTGAGCTCGGCGAGGACACTGGCCAGGGATTCCTGGGAGGGTGCGGCTTTCGTCGGCATTACTGATTACCCTCCGTCTCGGTCTTGTAGACCCCCTCTTTGCGAATGGAGGTGAATCCACGAGCCTTCGAGGCTCGAACCCATCCCTCCTGGACAAATCCCAGCTCAGCACTCAACTCCAGCCACTTCACGTACTTATCCCACGGAACGGCCACATCGAGCAGAAGATGCCCGTGTCCTGGAGTCGTAGAAGGTCGGTAGGTGTGCGGGATATCCAGGTCAATGACCGGGAGATGCATTCCGCCCTCTACCAAACCTGGGTTCTGGAAGGAGGAATCCACGGAGGTCTCGATATTGGAATCCTCCTGAGGAGCGAACCTATACTGGGAAGCCTCCTCATAGGAGCCTGCGAGGTTTACGTAGGCGTAAACTCGGCTCACTTCTCCTCCTCGAACTGCTGCTTCCAGCCCTCCCAGAACCGCCATCCGGCGAACACCACTGCGATGACGGCTGCGCCGCCCAAGAATTTAAGCACTGTCTTTCCTCATCTTTTGGTACGGGGGATTTTCTAGGTAGTCAATCGCGGCTTGGAGAATCCGCTTCAGGGTTTCAATGTCGTCATGAGCAATCTTGCCTAATAGAATGTGATTGCAGGACTTGCAGAGCAGGCCCCGAATAGAGGCCCGTCCTTCCTTGGCATGGTCGTGATCGACCGCCAGGCGAAGGGACTTCCCTTTGCCCTTCTTGCAGATCGCACACACCCCGCCCTGGAACTCATAGAGGGTTTGATACTCGCCGGGTTCCAGGCCGTAGGTGTCTGCAACGTACTTGTCATGCCGAGCTACAGCGGCTTTCTTTTTGTTCTGCCTCTTACAGGTGGGACAAAGCCGAGCCGGGGGGACCGCATTGGGTTTTTGGCACTGAGTGCAGGGTCTCTTTTTAACCGGTTGCTTCGGCTTTGCCGCCACCATCCTGGATAAGCCTGACTAGATCTACAAAGAATCCACGAGGTCTAGCAGGCTTACGTTCTTGCCTTCTTCCTTCACAGGCTTCGCCTCCTTCTCCTCCGTGCTTGCCGACTCCTCGGTGTTCGGCTCTTCATTTGAGGTCTCTTCATCCAGCAGGTTCTTGATCTCACTATCGAGATCGGACGACGCCTGCGGAATCTCCTTCTCGGCCTCCTGGGTCGGAATCTGACCCGGGAACCCGAATGCCTGGTTGTAGATGTTCACGACCTCCTGGACCGCACTGCGCAGAGAGGTGGCGTCAACCTTGCGACCGAGAAGACGAGGGAGATCGTCAGACTTGTTGTTCTTCAGAGTCTCCATAGCGATCTTCTTATTCTCTTCGCTCTTGGTCCACTCAGCCTGCCCGCCCGGCATGATTGGGTACCTCTGGAACTTCTCCGGAGGCTCAGACGGCCCGAGCAACAGATCGATCCGGCTGATGTCTCCGTGCTCATCAGCAATGTCGGAGAGCGAGGCATGCCTCTTGTCGTTGAAGGTCCAGGCCATGACTTCGGCCGAAAATGGCTGAGTTGCGGTGAACGAACCTTTCTTGGTCGTGTACTTGAGAATGTGGACGATGTATCGCCGCTCAGGACGCTTGACGGCCTGGCCATTCTCGACGTGAGCCTTGCAGGCCGGGCAGTTGTCAGGGTCGATGCCCTTCTTAGCCAGGGTGTCAAGGTCTCCGAGGCAAACGAACTGACCCCGGAAATCGGTTGCGGGGCGTTCGATCTCGCGTCCGCCTGAAACGGTGGACTTCACCATCTTGGGCCTACCATCTTCGGTGATGACAGCCTCGATGGTATGTAGGTACTCGTAGTCGGGTTCACCGATTACGCAAATCCTGGCCCTGTCGCCCACCGAGAGCTTGAGCCTCGGGTAATCGAAGGGGTCCTTCTGCTTGTAGTCCGAACCAAATCCTGATTTCGGCATGGTATACTCCTTATACCTTGGAATGAATGAGACCTTATGGCCACTAGGGCAAATGCCCACTTGATATCTAGTATAACGCTTTCAGAGCCGGTTGTCAACCCAGATTGGCCTCCGAGTTCAAGATTCTCAGGCGGGTGTTCACATCCTGGACCTGGGATCCAAGCTCAGCATGAACTCCGCGCGCATAGGCGAGGGCAGCCTCCACATCCTCGATCAGCTTCTCGACCGAACGGAGAGCAATCCTCTCGTTCAAGGTGGCGGCCTTGAGTGTGGAGTTCTTCTCCATGGCAGAAGAGTAGTCCTCCGTGACCTTGGGCCTGCGGGACGTGACAGCTTCAGCCTCTGCCGTCTCCAGGGCTCCCTGAAGGTCTAGGCGTTTCTTGCGGACCCCGGCCCTAAGGCGTACCAGGTCTCCCACGAGGGCCGCTACGGTCGTCTGGTGGCTTCTCACGACCAACAGACGGTTGTGGAGGTCGGTCAGACTCTCTCCGAGGTGAGGTTCGGGGAGGTCGATGTGATCCTTCACCTCTCCAATAGCCTTGACCTTGCTAACCAAAGCCTGGGAGATCGCCTCAGTCTCGACAGTCATTCGTTCATGACCTCGACATGGTGGGCCTTTCTGATGTTGATCTCCTCCGGAGTAAGAAGATTTTTTTCGCGCTCGGCATACAGGATCACTAATAGATCCGCAGCAGCGGTGAGCTTTCGGGCCTTCTTAGCGAGAGGCCAAGAATCCCATTCGTCCGGCCACTTGGCCAATCCATCTGAGGAGTCGAGCCCAACCTCGTAAGACCTAGCCCCGAATCGAGCACCCGTGGTTATGTGCATTCTACTCCTCCGGCATGAGAACGTCTGCAGCCATGTGCAGATCGTCGGATGGTGTGACCTTGAGTTTCAGCTCCTTAGCAACACCCCCGACAATGAATCGAACGGGGGTGTCGCCAGGATGCTTCTTGAGCAGATCGGCGACAGCCTTTACATGCTCGGCCGAGGCAAGCCCTGAGAACACTACATCGAAATGTTGAGGTGTCGCTGGCTGCTGCTCGACTACCTCTATTTTAGCAGCGTTCTCCAGCTTTTTCAAGTTACCCCACTCCTGGCCATACTCCCAATCCACGGTGAATTCCGGGAAGCCCTCGATCCTGAACGAGACAAGAGGCTGGAGAATATCGCGGACCTTCTTGAGATCCATGTCGTCGCGGACCTCGAAGACCAGGGAGTCGTGCTGGTTCATCAGAAGACGAACAGATACTCCCCACCATCCGAGCTTGATCAACTCTCTACGGGCCTGGACCATGGCGACCTTGGCAATGTCTGCCCCACCACCCTGGACTGGGAGGTTGACACACATCCGGTCGGCCTTGTTCCGAACACCCTTGAACTGACTCTCCAGATCCCAGAGCTTGGACTTGCGGCCCATAAAAGACTCGACATAACCCTGACGGCGACCCAAGGCCTTGATCTCATCGAACCATGCGCTCAAGGCAGGTAAAGCTGCGAAGTAGCGATCGATCAGGTTCTGTGCTTCCTCGGTAGTGATTCCGAGGCTCTCTCCAAAGGCCTGAGCGCCCTGGCCGTAGATCAGACCGAAGTTGACCGTCTTGGCCTGCTGACGTTGGGTGTCGGTGACTCTCTCCAGCGGGACACTGAAGACCAGGGATGCGGTCCTGCGGTGGACATCCTCACCACGAGCGAAGGAATCGAGCAGGCGGGTCTCGTTGGCTAGGGCGGCCACGACTCGAAGCTCCTGCTGGGAATAGTCGAAGGACAGCAGGGTCCATCCAGGCGAGGCCTCGATAATGCTCCGGGGCTTTCCTGCCCAGTAGTTATCCCCATTGGTGCCCGAGGCAATGACCGCCTTCTGAAATTCCTTGTCGTCCTCTATACCCCACTCTTCCTGGGATTCTGTGGTGTAGAAGAACTCCTTGCGAATGTTCTGATAGTTTGGCTCAGAGGATGCGAATCGCCCGGACTGAACCCTGGTCTGGTTCAACGGAGCGTGGACACGATTGTCCTCACTGAATCCCTGGAGAGGCTTCCAGGTCTCGTAGAATTGGCCCATCTTCATTACCTGGCGATAGCGCAGAAGTTGATCGACGGCAGGATGCTGACGACGCAAAGCCTCCAGAGCTGCCTGCTCAGTCGAGGGCTTCTTGGTCTTCTTCGAATACCGGGCGGGCTTCAGTCCAAGATCCTCGAACAGAAGCTTCTGCATCTGCTGGGAGGAATTGAAGTTGAATGAGGTGAGGTCTTTGCCCGCTGATTCCTCAAACAGTTTACGGGTGCGAAGCTCCATGTTCTGGACGAACTTGTTGTAGAGAAGTATCTCTTGATCAATGAGGTCCCAATCCACTTCCAGCCCGAACCGGGTCATGTCGATCAAGACATCAACGATCTGCATTTCCAGACGATAGATGTCTGCTCTCTCGGCCCAAACCTTCTCGGCATTCCGCTGGTCGAGCTTCAATGACATGATAACGTCATCACAGGCGTAGTCAATGACCTCGGGAGAAATGGGGAGGATGTTGAATCGGATGCAGTCCTGCTGGTGTTTGGTCAGCTTTCCGCCAAACAGGCTGGTGATCTCGGCCTGGTCATATCCGAACACATCCTTGGAGAGGTGCTTCAGTCGATGATCTCGGAATTCGGACAGAACGTAGGACTGAATCTGGCTGTCGTTCCATTTGCTACGATCAAAGATAATCCGAGGTCCGTGACCCTTGTGATCCAGGGCCTCAACATTGGAAGCCTCGAAGAAGATGTTATGGGCAGTGACCGGCAGAGTTTCAAGAACGGGCTGAAGGATTGGCCAGACCTGTTCTGGATCCAGATTATCGCCGAAGTCATGCAGCAATGGGATATATCGAGCCCATCGAACATCGTTGGTCATAGAGCATCCAACCACGAATTGATTGGCGGCATAGACGTTCAGGGAGTTCTTCGGGGAATCCATTCCGTGATATCCCGTTTCAAGGTCAAAACAGACGGGTTTCTCGGCCTCCATAAGCTTGTCGGCCATGAGCTTGACTTCATCAAGCTTGTAAAGCCTTTGCAGGTCAGGCATCTATCCCCATATCAGAGCAGTAAGGGCGGCCACTTCTGGCTGCCGATGGTTATCGAACCCGATTTGCAGAGCCTGTCGGCATTGAGCCACGGATGCTGGGCTATAGTGGGAAGCGAGGGACATCAGCTCCAGCGTTCGAACGATGTGGACCCCGCTTCGATTCGATAGGATCTTTGCAGACAGTCTACCATCCCCGAGGACTGAATGCAACCTCCCGAGATCGGTCACAGCCGCCTCCAGCCTGCGCAGCAGACCGAGAATGGACTCGGGAGGCAGGGTCTTCGCGGCCTCCCATGCAGTCATCCTGTGACGGGTCAGGATCAGGCCATAGACAGACTCCTCATCGGTCGCGGGCAAGACCAACTCGACCATCTTAGGGGCCTGGTAGCCGACCACCGGCCGTCCTCCGGAGAGGGTCTTCCAGACCGGTGTGGCCCACACCAGGGCCTCTGGAGAGTATCCCGCGCGGGAGCAGGCCTGGCGGGCGACATCGATCGTGACTTTCCATTCCTCCAGCACCCACTGAACAAGATCCTTCCTCCCGATCTCGCCCCCGGGTGGGGTTGTGTCAACCATGATGCCCTGGCCCTGGATCTTGTTCTTGGCCTTCTTGGCCTCGGGAAGTTCGGGCACGAGCTCGCCACTGAGGATGAGGGACTGGCCAGGAGGCTTTCGCCCGTCGAGATATCCCGCCACGACCTCCCAGTCAGAGGATTTCATATCCTCTGTCCCGCGAATTACCGTCGTCTGGGTCTGCTCAAGCCCGGTCGAGAAACTCAGATCAGAGGATGAAAGAGGAGGCCGAAGGCTCCTCACGAAATCGGACTGAGCCACGGCCTGCTGAATGAGAAGATCGCGCAGATGTCCTCCGGGTCCGAGAAAGAGGTAAACCTTCTTACCAGGGACCACGCGAGAATGGCCGTTCACCCAGTCCAAGTCGTGTCCTTCGTCAAACGAGTAAGATTGATTCCGTCGTCTGCCTCGATCGGATGAGATCCGGCCCACTTCATAGGGACATACCAATACTGAGCTAAATAGATTCCAGGCTCTAACTCGGATAAGTGTAAGTCCATCCCCCACTCATTGATGTGTTCGCCAATGTCGCACGAATAGATCAAAACTTTGGCCATTATCTCTCGCTGCTCACAACCCTCGGGGTGGAACACCTCCAAACCCTCTTCCTCACTGATGCGAAGGAAATGTTCGCGTCCCTCATAGCTAGCCATAGATCCACCCGAAGAATAGTTGGTTGAGGTTGCGATAATCGTGAATACTGCCGGGAGTATTCAATGCCAGAAAAGTCTGAGCCATGCTATGGTCCAGGTAGGAAAGTGCTGCCGGAGTCCATGGGAGATTGACAGCCCCGAGACGGGCCGCACACGCCAGCCTAATACATTCAAACGTGGCACGAGGGTTGGTCAATGTCTGGTTCGGAACCTTGTGATTCTCCAGGGCGTAATTGATCGGCTCGAAAACGTGAACTACGGCTGCAAGATGATCCAGATCCTTCAGGGTCCCTTTCGCGGCCTTGGCAATCCAGGGTCGAGGAGTATAGCTTGGATATTGAGTTGCGAGAATTCGCAAAATTTCAGACTCAGCCAGGTAGCCGACATTAAACAGGCGAACGCGCGTCTTTAACTCTTTGGAGGGATAGTCATCGATAATTGCTCCGATCTTTAGAATTCCCTCCTCGATCGGACGCAACAGTGGCCCCCAGGCCGCATCTATAGCTCCATCCGCATCAGTAGCTACCGTGAGGCCGGGCTCATTCGTTACGCGCTCAGCGGTAATCTGGGCGACCTTAAGGTTCAGGCTGGGAAGTACCTCAGCTCTCGAATTCTGGACCCACTCATCCAAGATTCCTCGTCGCCCCACACCCTCAGGGCCCAAAATAACGAAAGAGCCCTTATGATTCTTGAGCTCCTCACGGACCTTCTCGTGGCCTATTACCTCATACATCGGTATACTTCTTTCTGAATATCTCTTTGAGTTTGATGTACCA